TCTCTTCGTTTGACGAAAACACTGATGCGATGTCTTACTTCAATCAGTTGGCCAGCGAAGATTGAGATTCTTTGAGGCACTTTCGGGAGGACGGGTTCGCCCGTCCTCCTTTTTTTTATTTAATCGATAGCATAGAAGCCAGAACCATTTCGTTCATGATTTGTTCCCATTGCAGACTCTCTCAATTCTGCTGAATTAGGATCTCTTGTAGTCAATCCAGCCTGCTCAAGACCTGCTCTATCAGCTTCATTGAAAATAATAGTGGGATTGGGTTCAGCAGGCGCAGCAGGCAGTTGATTACCTTCTTGGAAACGTGGTGCAGCAAAGGCATTTCTTCCCATTGGAACTGTGGTATCAACATTGCTGGGTTCTATTGTTGTATCCCCAGGCAGGAAACCAAACATTTGTGCAACACCCGTAAAGAAACCACCTTGGAGCCTAGCGCCACCAGTCTTTTTCGCTCTTTCGTGTCTCAGAGTGTCTTGTAGTTTCTTGGCAGATATGATCTCTTTAGCGTCCGCGCCCCCAGCAGCTTTTTCGTGTGCTTGTGCAAAGGCCAATAGGCTGGTTTCGTTGAACTTCAATCCTGAGTTTTTGTGTGGTAGTGCGTATTTAAGCAAGTCCCCCACCTGACTCTGAATAAACTCAGTTTCACTCATTACAGGTTCTTTCTTTTCTAGTTTCTGTAGGTTGATCTCACGAAGCATGTCGGGTAAAACAGTTCTAAACAATTCAGACATGTCCGAGTGATAATCTTGTACACTCCTACCTTCATATTGTCTTTGGAATTTCATCTTGTCCTGACCTGGAAGGTTGTTCAAGGCATCATTGTTCTTTTGCATAAGATCAACAAGCTCATCTGCTTGACTTGCACTCTCATAAATCAAGTATTCCGCGAGCAAACTCAACCCAAACGTACTCGTACCAAGACCAAGTCTGGCAAATCTGGCCAGCTTTGAAGATGAAGTTAGAAACTTTGCTACCTTACCTGTCTTGGCAGCTTTACTTGCTTTAGAAGCGTCACCAGCAGCATCGGTTGCCTTTACGAATCTACCATCAGGACCGCGAGGCTGGGGAGGTCTAGGAGTCTTAGGTGATGTAGGAGGCTTCCCAAACGTTCTCGGTTTAGTAAGAGCGTTGAATAGACCTTTTCCCAACTTCATAGCACCTGTAAATAGAGATGCTCCCCCCTTTACCACTGCACCAGCAACACCGGGAATTCTTCGAAGAAACTTCATGGGATTTCTTAAAAATTCTAATGAAAGAATCGCTCCCATTGTACTAAGGAGTTGCCCAGCAAGGCCCATGAAGGGAGCTAACGCTTTTCCTATTGCACCAAGAATACTCCCGAAAATTCCTTTGGATTTTTTGGAGGAATCACCTGTGGAAGTTGAAGCAGCTCTAAGAAAAGATACTCCTGTTTTAGATTTTCTGCTTTTCTCTAGCTCTTCTTCTCTTTTTTCTGCTCTTGTTGTTTGATCCCCATCTCCACCCCCACCACCAGATAAAAATATAACTTTTCTTGGGTTTACTATATTGAACGTAGCATTTTTTTGTCTTTGAACACTAAATTGTCTGGTTTGACTAAAAACCACAACAGCAGGTCGGTCGCTGTTGTTGGGAGCAGATGTGCTGGCTGGAACTTTATTAAGTTCTTCCCCCTGTATCTCTATGACTTTTCCTATGAGATTTCTCATTTATTGTTCTTTTCTTTTTCCATTTCTGCTACTAGTAAATCAATGTACAACTTCTTTTCCCAAGGGTACAGAGCGTCCAACTCCGTTAATGAATATTTATGCCAATACATCAGTTGATGATTGGTTTTGTAATACTGCTCCAACGAAGTGTGGAGATTTATCAGGTAAAAAAATCAAGAAGATTACCTACCGTTTTCTCGTTTTGTTTTTCACAAGCAGGACATTTGAAAGATAAGTCAATGACGTTTGAAGGTAGCTTGTCGATAAATTGCTCATTTATTTTCTTTACATTCTCAACAGAAAGATTATCAATGAACTGAATTTTTTCTTCTTCAGTGTAGTCCTTAAATGCATATGTGGTTGTTTCGTCATACACAAAGTCGATACAAGACAGGAGCGCACTGGTTATTTCGTCTGTTTTGTTTATGATACTGGAATATATAGAGTCTAATGATGGACTTCTTAACTTGATCCCATACGTTTCGTCTAGCATGATTTCGTCTTGAGGTTCCCCATTTTCTTCCAGCCTCATTTTTGTTATGTCTACGTTTAAGTTCAGTCTGTGATCACACGCTTCGCATTTTGCCTGTAGCTCAACCGATTCCCCCACAGACTTTGATCGGATAGCAATAAGAAGAGTTTCCAAATCAAGAACAGAAAGATCTTCTACTTTTACACTATCATCAACTAGACAGGCATCACAACATCGTATGCTAGTCTCAAAAATTTGTTTTTCGTCCTTCGACTCCATGGCCATAAGAAGTGTCTTTTCTTCTTTTACCGTATAGGGTCTGTATTTTACTTTTTTGCCCAGTATGAACAAGTCTAGTTCATAAACTGGGATTTGTAGTGTTGGTAAACTCATTATAAATCATCTCCATGTTAAATTTAATCAAAGGGTACTGGTGTTTGATAGTTAGTTACGTTATTTGGGGTTGATGTTCGCTGCGGATCTGCTGGTCTCAAAAGACTGAATGGTTCAGGTGGGGTGGGTTGGAATGGAATAGGAGGGAATCTTCCTTCGCTCTGAGGTCTATCAAACTCAGGTCTTGGAGTAGTATCAGCAGCTCGATTCATGTTGTCTTCGCCTGGATCGTTTGGTGATCCTACGATGTAGTAACGTCTGAATGCTAATTGAACTTGCATTGTTGCAATTGCATCAGTAAGACCCTGTCCCACCGTAACTCGGCCGACTCCTTTTGGCCATACATCTGTCAACCTGACACTGTACGGACTAAAATCTTCTGTTAGGGTATATGCTTCTATTTCTGCATTGCAGCGATATGAATCTGGATATTGCAACTCTTGTGTTGTTTGGCTCACGACAAGATTCATCCACTGTTCCATGAAATCTCTTTCTTTGAAACTAGCAGAGACTCTCATAGTTACGTCCAAGTCTCCACTGTATGTACTTTCATATGGAATCTCATCAACTGGTCCCGCAACTTTATATGGTTCGCTGGCTATGTTCCTAGATGGGAAGAACACACTTTCGGTAGAGAAGAATATCTCGGTTTGAAAGTCAGTGATCGAGGTTATTCCTAATTTTTCGGGTAGTCCATTTATCTTGAAGAAGAATCGCGTCGGTCTGTATAAATTCGAAGACAGTCCAATGTACTTTGATGGTTCGATGAATGGCATTAAGTTCTTCTTTCTTGATCGTTGATGAGTCGTCGTGAATCATCCCATACATTTCTTCTAGACTCTTTCTGGAACTTGCTGATTGGCAACAAAGAAGCAAGTAACCAGTTTTCAATTGGGATTCGAACGAGTCTAGATGATATCCCATCATATTTATACTCTTTATAGGTCGGAATTATGAATTTATAGGTAGAAACTGCATTTAGTCTAGCTTGGATATCGTCTTCTTTCGCTTTGGAAAAATCTACGCTAGAAAATAGCCGTTTTAGTAGCTGTATTCTATACTTCTCTGGGAGATAGTGAACATTGAGTCCAGAAAATCCAGTATCAGTTCTACCCAACATGATTATAAGTGGCAATTCATCGTAGTACTTGAGTTTGCTTTTGGTAGTTGGTTCATATTTGAAAAGATACATTCCACCTCTGCTTACATCATATGCACTAATAGATTCGTCTGTAGTCAGAAGGTGATCTGTAACTTCGTTTGAACTGAATTCTTCTCCTGATCCAAACGCAGACTCAATTGTTTTTACAAAGAAATCTGCCAGTTGGTTGAACGTAGATAGTTCTACTCGTTTCAGTTCTTTTGCTTCTACCGATTTTTGTTTGGCCTCAACATCAGTTCCTATTGTTTTTTTCTTGAACATCTTGTTGAACACATCAACGGCACCTTCTCCCACAGATCGAATAAGAGATTTCCTGAGTTCTCCTTTTACGAAAACTCTTCGTTGGAACATTATGTTATATTGATTTGATGCGTGGTTGAAAGACTCTGTTTTTATATCAGCCATTATGGTTGTAGTTCTTTCTCGGTAAGGATTTGAAATTCCCATCCTCTATTTTCCGCATACTCGGTTGCGGCTTTCCATTTTGCAGAATTCACACCCCACGTTTTTACTTCGGTGATGTACCTTTTTGTTTTTCGCGTCTGCTTCTTTGGAGGTGAACATTGCTTCTTTGGCTTCACCTCAATTAATTTTACTTTTTTCGTCCCATCTTTCTGACGAACCTCAACTATGAAGTCTACATAGTATCGGTGGGGCTTATTATCTACAGGTGAAATGTACGGAACTACAACCTCTTCGGATCCCCACGATAAAATATTATCTTCTTTGTCACAGTAAGTCATGAATCTACGTTCCCAAAGACTTCTGTAAATAACCTTGGTCGGGTCACCTATATACTTTGATGGGTTTTTTGGTTTATATCTTCCCTTATA